ATGTATTTAAGACGGTCCCAGAGAGGACCGTCAATTAGCGAGAGATGACCAACTTTAGTATTTAAGGTTTTTGCATCGAAAGAAGGCATAGACAGACAACACAGAACAACAACAGGAACAGAATCAACGAAAGGACAAAAACTTAAAAGCAAAACCTCCAAAGGGGCGGCCGGGGCGCGGCGGGGCGGCGGGCGGCGGCTGCGGACGCCTAATCGTGTGTTTGAGCGCAGTTGGTCTGTGCTCGCCCGATTTTCCCCGGAGGAACTATGTCCCTGCTCAAAGCTGCGCTGGAAGGCGAACTCGTCGGCCAACAAGAGGCCCCGGCGCAAGGCGCGTCGGACAAGGAGATGCTGGAACTGAAAGGTCCGCTCTCGGAAGTATTCTCGGCAGCGCTGCAAAAGGCGTACGCACGACCCACGTCAGCTGACGCACCGCAAAGCGAGGTCGCAACGGAATCGCAAGCCAACGACGCTCTGGCAATTGCCCAGCTCGTCAACGACGTGGAACTGTCAAACGCAGCAACGCCGTCGGACGGTAACGCGACGACTGTGTATGGTGTTGCGGCCAATGACGTCAAGCCCGAAGACATTGTGGAAGTCAGCCAGGATCTGTCGGATGGTGCTGACAACTTCGCGATCGTCATCGATGCGACGCAACCCTCGGTGAATGGCAGCGACAGCAGCGTGCCGACTGAGCGGGTCCAGTATTTCGCTAGCGCGCTGGAAGCGTTGGCGGAAGCGTACGGCGTGAAGGTGTATCCGAGCCTCGAAGCCTTCGCTGCCGACTGGGTGGCAAAGAAGCGGGGTGCATGATGGTCTTCCCACTCCAGTTCTTCATGTTGCAGCAGGTCATGGTCCGCTCGCAGATGGAGCTGATGATGACGCCGTGGTGGCTCTGGTAATCGCACAAAGAGCGTGACGGGACCCCCCGTCACACTTTATGCCGTCGCCAATCTTGTGATCCGGACGTTGAGGTCCGAGCAATTACAGAGGGAGCGACAATGTCTGGAACCATTCAGAGCGTCTTCGCTGAAGCGTGTCGAAGCTTAGTAATGGACGCCGGTTTCGCAAAGAAACTGGCGACGTACAGGGGCGGCTTCTGCATGAAAAACGAAGACCACATCAAGTTCTTCGGTGGAAATCTAATCGGCGTTGAGGTAGTGCGTTTCACCGACGCAGACCGCGATCAGTGGTTCGAAGAAATTTTGAAGGCGGACCAAAATAGTTTGACCGAAAGTTTGCTGGCACTGCCGACGGTGAACCCGACGTTCAATGTGTCGAGCGACACGATGAACCTGTCGTGTGCGTGGCTCATGCATGCGCTCTTCACTTCGCCCAAGCTGAATCCGCAACAAAAGCATGATGCAATGATGGATGTGGGCCTCGTGCTCCAGTACAAGTTCCTGACATCGCGGCTCTACCGCCACTTCCGGTACCCGGCGGATCGGGCGACGGCCGAAGCGACTTATGCCGCGCTCTCCGGCAAATTTGCCATCAAGCAACTCGGCAGCTGGAATCGCGTTCTTGAACAGCGGACGGAAGACCTGATCTCGCCCGAAGGTCTGCACTTCAAGGCCATCTCCAAGATGGACAACGATCTTGAGGTGATCTACCTGCTGAACGACACGCAGGGACGGATTCGGGACATGCTGAAAAACATCTACGATGTGTTTCTGCAGATCCATCACCAGGGCATCAAGATCCAGTCGACTTCATCGCTCATGGAGTACGACGGCGAAGTCTTCTTGAAAGACCGCAGCAAGAACCTGCTGGCCTACACGCGTTATCTTCATTCGCTCATTTCGGACAAAGCGTCCTTCATGCGCGAGGAACTGATGGGCGTGATCGAGAAGTTGATGCACACGACACCGCCGCGGCTGTTCCGGGAAACACTCACGTGGCTCTCGGACAACTATCGTCAGTCGGGAGCCGGAAAGATTGAGGAGCTGCTGAACGAGGTGCTGATTCACAGCTTCGACTATCTCGCTGAAGAGCGCACGATGGTCCGCAATCACGTGGACCTGCCGACGCTTTTGGCGCGGCTGAAAGGCGTCTACACGTCTTCGCGCAGCATTGATCCAGCACTATTCTCCCTTCGAGAGAAAGCGGAATGGTGCGTGAAGCAAGCGACGGGCAATCGCAATGACAGTGTCATTGCATCGGTCCGTACGTCAGTCCTGTTGTACCTGGTCATTCGGACGATGACCATGCAGCACTACACGAACAAGTAGGCGCTGTTTCCTTTGTTTTCTCAGGATCGCCCTTATGGCATTGCTAGTTGATTTCTGGGAATGGGGCCGGGCAGTGGTGCAACGGGGAATTGCACGATTGCAGGGTCCGAGTTGGGTGCAAGAGTCGACGAAGGGGGAGGTGAGCAGCCTCTCCATTCACACTGTGCATGGATACGATCTCAGCATCTGCGTCGAGGCGACGTACTTCGAGCGCAGCTATGAGCGGTTCTATATGCCGTCGCGTCTCATGGCAACTTACCACGTCTACACGCTGGTGCCCCCCGAGGCACCTGAACGACTGCGGCTGATTGCGGGAACGTTCAGTGTGGACCTGCCGCGACAGTATGTGTGGGCGAACGAGATGATGCAGAAGCAAGGAGCCATTGAGGCGTACCTCGACCTGCTCATCGGGCGACTCGACCGGCGCAGGACACCGCGCTGCCCGAGCGGACTGATCTTGGACCGGTAAACGTCATAGAGGCCAGAGCGGATCATCCGCTCTGGCTTATATGCCGGACACTTTTCCCAAAAAAACGCCGAGAGCCAATTTGCCGAACCCGTCAGCGAACGCAGCGGCCTTTATGTTCTTCTTTTCCGCGAAATAGCCAGCATAGATCGAAATGCCTATAACGACGAGCAGGAGTAGGTAAAACCCGGTAACCATGAGTATCCAAATGGATAGCGGTAAGCCAAGGGGAGGCACAAACGACGTTTTTGCGCCGGCGCCAAATGTTGTCTCGGCGGCAAAGGCAGGCGGAACGACGTCAAGCACGAAAAGGACGAGAATGCCCACGCTTGCGGCTAATGCAGTAGTCAGGCCGCCACTTCCACGTGCCGCTATGACTTCTTGAAAGGAGAGCCTCGCGAACGCGAGTTCGACGCTACTGTCAGCGCGATCCGCCATGCGGACAGACTCTTCATACTCGCTCAGGTGGCTCCCATTTATCGACGCAGCTCGCATTGCCTTCGCTTCCTGCTCAGCGCGCGCTTTCTCTAACATTACAGTCGCTCGCTCAAGCTCTGCATATTGGGGAACGGCTTCCCGAGCTTCGGCAAGCCTACGTTCCTCCGACCGCTCTTCCTGGCGTTGCGCCCGGCGAAGCAGTGCGACGTAATCGGGATCTGCAGCGAATCGGTCAATGGCTACTCGGAGTTTGTATTCATCGCGATCGTCAAAGTCACGTCTGCGGGATTGGCAGAATGTCAATAAGTTCCTGTAGATGCCGTCACGGTTCGTTCGCTCTCGGAGAATCCATTCGCGGAGAGATTCGCGACGGCTATTCCAAACTTCCCGGTTTTCCGGACTTACTTGGTCAGGGTCGAGCACATCCAAGACTGGGTCGGGGAGATAGACGGCGAGGAGGCAGATCGTTCCATAGTCGTAAGCGTTAGGCAGATCAAGACCGGTTTCAAGGATCCGCTTAACGAATGTTGAGATTTTGAGGCCTTCAGGCATGCGGCCTAACTCGTTAGCGCCGTAGAAGTATTTAAGCGCTTCTGGCACTGTCTGTTCCCGTCTTTCCGACGGAGGCATTTCAGTGAACCCACGGGAATGGCGAGTTGCAGGTCTATCGACCATTTTGAGCTCCTCATCGGTTCAAAGTCGAGCAAGTATAGGCATGGAGAGGCATAGAGGCCAGAGCGGAGTGATCCGCTCTGGCCCTTATGCCCTTATGCCCTTATGCCCTTATGCCCTTATGCCGCTCGGAGGAAGCGCCGCTCGTACGCATTCATCGACATGGTCGGTGGCCGATCGCTGAAATGCCCGTGCAGGTTGTTGTAGTGCACCGGCATGTTCCGCCTGGTCGATACACCCTCACGCATTCGCTCACGTTTCTTCTCTCGCGCGTTGTTCAACAGCGTATCCAAGCTGAAGATCTCGCCCTGTTCAAGCACCAGCCTGCGGTCGAGCATGCGCAGTTGATGTTCGATGCGTTGAGAGATCCACTCGTTCGACTCCTTCGACAACTGCTCGTAGAGCGTCTCGATCTGCTCCCGGAGGTACTGCTGTTCCTGACGCGTCTGACGGTCGATGATCTGCTCTTCGGTTGCTCCGCCCAATGCCGATCCAATTCGACGCTGGTCGATGCCGTAGAAGGAAAGCATCTTGCCTTTCGTGAGGAGCCAGTTGCTCAGCAGCCAGCCGATTACCATGTCGTCATGGCCGCCTGACGGGTGATCGATACGACCGTTCTTCGACACGAGGGAAGTGACCTGATCGATCAACGTCTTGTCATACACGACACTGCATCCACGCTTCGCCGCGAGTTGGAGC